TTACAAACTGTTCCGTGTTTGGACGGCTTCCAGTTTGATAATGGCACTCTCAGCGAGCTTGCGCGTGCGGGATAGATAGGCGTCTAGGATCTGCCCCACGTAGCGCAACGAGTGTCCCGTGATGGCCGCCACCTCCTGCGGCGTGCATCCCGCTTCCGATAGCATCGTGACGGCCGTTCCACGCAAGTCGTGGAAGTGTAGCCCTTCGATGTTGGCACGCTTCATTGCTGCCGCCCATCGGTGCTGAAGATTCTTCCCCTTCCACGGCCGACCGGACTGAGTAGTCAGGATCACGGCGGCTTTTCTCGGTATGGCGTCGAGCATGGTCTTTAGCGCCTGAGTGCAGGGGACCACGACGCGCACGCCCGTCTTCCCCTGGCGGAGAGACAAGGCGGCGCCGTCGTAGCTGGCCCAGGTCAGCCGCACCAAATCGCCTTGGCGTTGTCCGGTATGCAGCGCCAGCAAGAGGGCGCGTTGCAGCTCGACCGGAGCAACGGTCATGAAAGCCTCGATGTGTTCTGGTAGCCAAATCTTATCGCGGCGGTCTGACTTATACATACGGCGCACGTCCGACAGGACGTTGACCTGCAGGATGCCACGGTCTGCCGCCCATGCCAGGACGCGCGCTAGCGCCGTGACCCGATAGTCCGCCTCGCGCGGCGCGTTCTTGCCGTGCCTGTCGCGCCATTCCAGCACGTCCGCTCGAAAGGCCCGATCTTCTAGAGCCGGGATCGGGACGGTGCCATACTGGTGGCAGATGATTTTGAAGATGCGCGTGTATTCGGCCTTGGTGCTCGATGCGAGGCCGTCCCAGTCGCAGCTCTCCTGAAAGGCGTCTACCAAGGAACCGAGTGTGTCCTTTAGGCGGACAACCTTTGTAGATTCCGCCGCTGCATAGGACGCCAAAAACTCCGCAGAGCCCGGCTCGCCCTTGAGACGCGTTTTTGTGGCTCTGTGGTAGTAGTACGTTGCGACTCGGCCGCCTGCTAGCGTCACGCGGACCCTATGCACCCCCGGCATTCGCACCCTCATTTTCCCGCCCCCGTCGCCACGCTTCAAATGGCGACAGGGATTCAAGCCCACTTGCCCGGTCAAGCGCAAGGTCTATGGCCTTCCGGTCCCAGCGGCGGGTTCCGGGGATCGGCCCCGGCACTCGGCCCTCAGCGACCCAGGCGTCAAAGCCTGATAGCGAAAGGCCGCAATACGAGGCGGCGGCTTCTCTTGTGAGGCCGCGAGGTGTCATCCTTACGCGCCCTCCTCTGCGAGAGCGGCGCGGGCATCACGGTTAGGCTCGTGCCCTTTAGATGCCTCTGAGCCATCCTCGTATGCGGCCATCACGCTGCACAATGGCCCTCCCCGATCTCCATGCGTTGGAAAGGTAGCGTCACGCAACAGGTCTTCCAGCCTCTCCATCTTCTTGGTGAGGGAGTCGCATTTGGCTGCGTAGCTGTTGGACGCGGCCTTGAGGGTCTTGAGAGCGGTGGCGGATTTCCGCAACACCGCCTCGCATTCAACGCTCCCAACGGGGTCTCCGCGATGCCACCGGCCGATTAAGGCTTGTATTTGCGCGCCAGCGTCGTCGTCTCCTTGTTGGGAGGGGAGCGATCCCACGCTCTCAGTCTCGCTGAGGTCGGGCGCCGCGTCGAACTCCTGGCCAAGACGTTGAAGCTCGGCCAAGTTAGTGTCGTTTAGCTCGCCGTCTTGTTTTTCGTCTCCCGTCTCCCCCGTGTTCTTGAGGGAGCGGATGGCTGACAACATGCGGTCTCTGAAGATGCAGATTTTAGTCTGCGCAGATGCCGCTGCTGGTTCATCGTTGCTGGTGTCCGTAGAGGCAGCAGCGGCGGCTTTCAACGCAGCCTCCAAGCCTCTGTTGAAGGCTTCTTCGATCATAAAGTGGATGGCCTCGAAGCTCGGGTAGTCGTCCACACTCGCCCCTACACACTCCTGCTTGGAAGGGTGAGCCCAAATATGCTCGCAAATACGGACATCGGTATCCGGGAATAGCATGAAGTGGATGATTTTCGCGTCCAGCCTCCGAGCGAAGCGGAGCGCTTTTAGGTGATCGGCGTGCCACTCACAATAACCGGAGTCGCCGTCTCTGGATGGTCTCCAATACATCGGAGCGCACGGCTCGCTATCCCCGCGCTCGATTACCCATCCGTTTTCATCGTTATCCATCGGTGTCTCCTGCATCGGCCCCACGAGCCGCCCTTGGTCCCGCGCGGTCTCGCAGACATTTTTCTCGATTGCGGATTCGCGGATGGGGGACGTCATATCAACCCCTTCTCAGTCGCGAGCCACTCAGGCATTGTCACGGTCGCCGTCTTACCGTTCTCGATAATCTCGATCTGTGATCGAGGGAGCCAGACCGTCTTGCGCGTGGCGAAACCGCCGTCGCTGTCGTAGCTCGCGCCGTCCCATATCTGCACAGCCTTGGGGCTCTCGGAGACGATCTCGCATTCGATGTCGATTAAGTCGGAACGCATGACTAGGACCACTGACCGGTCGCCTTGGCGATCGCGGCGCGGGCCGCACTTCGAGCAGACCTGCTCGCCGCCGCCTCCAGATCGGCCAAGCGCTTCATGTCGGCTAGCGCCGTCTCGTTGTTGCAATGAAAGTCCGGGACGCGTTCAAGACTCGGATCGCTCGCCAGGTAAATCAGCGCCGCCGCAACGGATGTGCCGCGGCCAGGGCCGCCGTAAGCCCATTCCAGCGTGCGCCCCGCGTCTCCGGCGAGATGCACGACCCATCCGGCGCGGCAATGAGTCGTGTCGCACGTATGCCAGGTCCTCATATTCAAAGCGTCAGGCTGCGACGCGGCGTTGAAGACGGCTTGATGAATGTTGTCGATCTTAAACGGCGCGCCACCGAGGTTCGCGCCACCGAGGTTCGCGCCACGGAGGTTCGCGTCACCGAGGTACGCGCCACCGAGGTCCGCGCCACCGAGGTACGCGCCACGGAGGTTCGCGCCACCGAGGTCCGCGCCACGGAGGTTCGCGCCACGGAGGTTCGCGCCACCGAGGTACGCGCCACGGAGGTTCGCGCCACCGAGGTTCGCGCCACCGAGGTACGCGCCACGGAGGTTCGCGCCACCGAGGTACGCGCCACGGAGGCTCGCGCCACCGAGGTTCGCGCCACCGAGGTACGCGCCACGGAGGTTCGCGCCACCGAGGTACGCGCCACGGAGGTTCGCGCCACGGAGGTTCGCGCCACCGAGGTCCGCGCCACGGAGGTTCGCGCCACCGAGTTTCGCGCCGGACTCAATCGCCCATTTCACCGCCAACCCGATCTTGAAGCCAAGCGACGCGTTCTCATCAGCTTCGATCTCGGCAGTAAATTGGACCTCACCAGACCATCTATTTTTGATTTCGAATTTCATCGCTCTCATCCACTTCTGTGATTTCGACGCGGACCGGTCTGAAGATCGCACCGCATGATCTGAGCGGCATCTTTGCCTTCTAGCAGAATCCTACTTTGGCCGCCGTAGAACGCAGCACAGTGGTTGATGTGCTCCTTCACAAGGTCCGTGGACCCAGCAGCAGCCCTATCTGTCTCAGCCATCTGATTTATCCTCCGGGATTTCGAACTCTTGCGCGAACTCTCCATAAGCGCCGAGATAGATTTCGTTATGGTCCACGGGCATCGCGTGCCCTTTTGCTACGAGCCAAGAAGGAAAGTCTTGGGGTTGCGGCCTATCCCAATCGGCGTTGCCAGCAGCGGCTATCACACCCATGCACTCTTCGTGGTAGGCTTGAGCCAATCCGCGCAGGTCACAATCTGTCAAAGTGACGAGGATCGCATCCACTCTGTAGTCTGAATATTCGCCAGTGCTGAGGACAAGCACGGTGCCACGCTGAAATTTTAGTGTGTCCATCTACTCACCCTCCATGGTTGCTAGAAGGGCGCTGAGCGCGGCGGAGAGAATGGAGCGGGCCATAGATGAACAGTTTCCGCCCTGAGCAGGCATACGCCTGTCTTGGCCTGCCTTCGCCCAATAGCTCTTCCCGTCATGGGCCTCATTGATCTGCTCAATTTTGAAACCCAGCTTCTCCGTAAGCGCTACCGCTGCGGCTACGGAGTCGGTGAATGCGGGAACATCGTACGCAGGGTGGTCGATCCAAAATTCGTCATGTGGCGGCTTGCGGCTACGCGCCAATAGCTGGCGACCAAACTCCTTGCTGTGGTGAACACGAATGTCGCGTTCCTCAACCAAAGCGAGGACGTAACAATCCAGCTCCCGATCAGGCCCGCTTCCCTGTTCCACGCGCTCGATGAGCGTTGTGAGCACGTCCGCCGTCACCGCCGTCTTCTCAGTCATTGGTCTTCTCTCCATTCAGAATGGCGCGGCCTGCGTCCGTCAGAACCCAAATCATCCCGCCGAGTTCGATTCCTAGTTCAGATGCAAAAGGGTTCTCGTCGATGTCTGACTGCTCGACGTCCCTCAATTCGATCAGACCAGCGTCCTCCATGCGCTCCGCGAACGTGTCGGCGCCTTCGAAGACGTCGCAGTCACAGAACGAATGCCAATGCGCTCGAAGCTCGTCTGCCTCACTCAGCTTCACGGTCTTGTCTGTGGTCACGACTTCTCGTCCTCCATGTCAGCGCGATTGGATTTGACCTTCATTTCGGAGGCGGATTTCGCTTTGTGGCAGTACGGACAAACGGCTTGCAGATTGCTCTCCTGGTTCAAGCCTCCAAGGATGAGCGGAACCTTGTGGTCGATCTGGATAGGGAGCTTCGGGGAGAATGTTCGTGTGCAGAGCGCGCACTGATCGCCTTGGCGTTCGGCTATCCGCAACCGCACGCGGGGAGGCGGCATGGTGTCGTCCGTCTTGCCGATCCACTCAGGCAATGTCCTGCTCATGCTGCATCCACTTTCCGCCTGGGCTCGAAGAACTTGGCGTGAAGGCCACACTCTCCGCTCAGACGCTCGTCCAAAATGGATGGTGGGTATGTCACGTAGACCCGCGTGCATCTACGCGGTGCGAATGGAACCGTCAGAGAGTGGACGCAGTCTTTGCAAAGGCGGTCTGTCGTCGTCATGCCGCCACCAGCCAAGCGTCGAACTTGCCTTTGAGCGTGAGCCAGCGCTGCGCCGCTTCGTCGTTTGTGTCGAACTCCGCGCGACTTTTGACGCCGCAGACCATGCGAACCACGTCAGCAGCTTCGTCCGCGTTTCTCGGCTGGCGTACGCTGGGGCACGTCTCGCCAATGAACCGGAGGAAGCGTGGGTCCGCACATAGCAAGGCGGACCGCCGCGCAAGCTTGCCGTTCCGTTGCTTCTGAGGCTGCGGAACTATATCTGCCGCCGCGAGCCGAGCCACGGCCACCGGGATTTCGGCGCCAGGCACCGGAAGACCGAACGCTTCGATGGCCCTTTTTCCGTGCTCGATTGGCACCTCGATGATGAGCTGCATTGCGGAGCGCGTCTTGACGAGCTTCATGTCGGCAAAGGTGCCGGTTATCACCACCTCGTCTGTCATTCTGCGGCGGACTCCTGTAGCTGCTTCTTCATTTCCCGGTGCGGGATGATTTCGGGGCCGGTGAACCGCTCCGGCATGTGCGCCCTGGCAAACGCCACGAAGGCGCTTAGGGCTCGCTTGATGTCGTCAGGCATCCCCGGATAGCGGTGCATCTTTAGGGGGTGCATGTTGTTGATGATGTAGTGCTGTGGGTCTTTCGTATCCGGCCTGCCTTCGAATACGTTCCAGCGGAACTCGTCGGCATCGAACACGTCCAGATAGATGCGCCACTGGTAGCTGCCTAGAAACCGTTCCGCGTCGTACCGTGACGTGAACTTATGATCGTCAACGCGCCTGCCGTGGATCGCATCCACCTTGCCCACGAGGGTCACAAGGCAATCGTCTATTTTGATGTCCTTCGTTGCCTTGACCTCCCGGATATCCGGCAAGTCCAGTTCAGCATCGAAGTTCAGATCGAACGTGAAGCCGTTCGCCTCCAGCTTGTCGAAGCTCCCGGCCTTGCTGTGCTCCAACGCGTAATGCAGCGCCGTTCCCGCCAGCATGGATTGTGTCGGCGGTGTCTCCCGGCGTAGCTGGGCGAGCAGGTCGGATAGTTCCGCTTCCTCATTGTTCATGAAGTAGCGGAACGCATCCAAGTCCGATGCTGAAACGCGCAGGCAGTCCATTACGCCGCCTCGGTTTCTTCTGTGGGCCACTCAGCGTCTGCCGGGTCTTCGGGTTCCGGCGCAACGAACTTGCCGACCGCCTTGTCGAACGTGAGCCCGAGCGTCTTGGTGGCGTGCTTGGTCAGCATCGCCTTGAACGTGTCTCCGCCCTTCATCGCTTCCGCCATGAGGCCGTTCACGTCATCGGCGTTCTCGGCGTTCGCGATGTCCGTCTGGAACTTGACGAGCGCGGCTTGCGCCTCCTGCTGTTCCTCAGTCAGTTCGTTAAGCCGGTCCTTGGTCTGCTGAATGACCTTCGCGAGGAAGTCGGAAAACTCCGGGGACTCTGCCGCCGGGATCTTCAACGGCTCAAGCTGGCCTGGGTTCTTCCCAAAGGCCGCGTCGGTAGGGGAGAAGCGGAGCCAGCGCTGGCCGTTGACAATAGCGATCCGGCCCATCGCATCGGCGGCCTTGTAGATTTCGCCCTTCGATCCGCCCTGTACGTCCAGGCGCTCGATAACGTCGTCACCGTTGCGCTGTTCATCCATATGGGCGACCAACACCACGTCCTTGCCGAAGCTGTTCAGCAACTTTAGGAACGCGCTGAAACGCGACTTAAGTTCACCGAACCCCTGGAGGGTCAGTGCGCCGCCGCGCCCGTGCTTTGGATTGGCGCGGATGATATCTTGCGTCAGGGAATCGAGCGCTCGCCCGGCCGTGTCCACAACGACGGTCTTGAACGGCTCCAAGTCCTCTTGGGAGATTGAGGCCACGTCGGCCCAATCCGTGATGCGCACCGCATCCTTACGATTGACCGCCCGGTGGCTGCCCTGGTCGAAATCCAGCAACAACGGCGCGGCGGCCGTAAACGCCAACGAGGTCTTGCACACCCCGGGCGGGCCGTAGATGACCATGTTCAGACGGTCAACGGTGATTGGGTCGGTAGCTCGTGTGATCTTTAAAGTCATGCCGATTGCCTTTCTTTTCTGCGCAGGCCCGCTTCCGCCATGTCGAGGCAGTCGCGGAACGCCACGGGGTCTTCTTCACAGATGAAGCGGACGAGCTTTACGCGGGCGCGGATAGCGTTGTTGCCTCCACCCATGGCCTGGAGCTGCAAGCTGCGAAGGGTCGCTATGTCGTTGGTGGAGAGGGTCATGTCCCAGCCCTCGCGTAGAACCGTTTGTCGTCCTCGTACTGGCGTTCGGATGCCCGCTCGCGTTCAAGCGCTTCAAGCCATTCGGGCATGTGCGCGTCGAGAAACGCGCAATCCCAAACCTTGTCGGGATGGTCGCAGCGCCCTGCGATGTATTCGAAGACAAGTGCCACGAGCTTGTCGTGGTCGATGATTTCAGACGTGCCGTCCTTGAAGTTCACGCATGTGACAGCCAAGGCGCGGCGCCCATCGCATCCCGTTGCGATATCCCGCACGCAATCTGCGAAGGAATGCCAGTAGCGGTCCTGGACGGGCTCCGGCCCTCGGCTCGTCAGTTCCACAATCATCCAGAAGTCGCCGCGCAATAGCTGGTCATGCAGGACACGGGCTTGGCTTCTGGGCTGGTTTTCGAGATAGGGGGACATGGTCACTGGCCTTGCTCTGGGGTGCATGTCACTTGACCTCCGTGAGTTCGCCCTTCTTGGCCTCATACCAAGTGTCAGGCTTCAGCCCGCCTTTGCCGATGCAGCCGGTTGCAAAGCCGACGCACTTGCCTTCGCCATCAAATTCAGCAAGTGAAATCCACGTGCCGTTCGCGCCCTTGGTTCTGGTCGCGACACCGGCAGATGCGACAACGGACTGCGCACCAGATGCTTCGATCTTCGCGTTGTCGCCGCTGGCGCCGATCTGCGCGTAGCTGCCGCTGGCGCCGATCTGCGCGTTGTCGCCGCTGGCGCCGATCTGCGCGTAGCTGCCGCTGGCGCCGATCTGCGCGTTGTCGCCGCTGGCGCCGATCTGCGCGTAGCTGGCGCTGGCGCCGATCTGCGCGTTGTCGCCGCTGGCGCCGATCTGCGCGTTGTAGCCGCTGGCGCCGATCTGCGCGTTGTAGCCGCTGGCGCCGATCTGCGCGTAGCTGCCGCTGGCGCCGATCTTCGCGTTGTAGCCGCTGGCGCCGATCTTCGCGTTGTAGCCGCTGGCGCCGATCTGCGCGTTGTCGCCGCTGGCGCCGATCTGCGCGTAGCTGCCGCTGGCGCCGATCTTCGCGTTGTAGCCGCTGGCGCCGATCTTCGCGTTGTCGCCGCTGGCGCCGATCTGCGCGTAGCTGCCGCTGGCGCCGATCTGCGCGTTGTCGCCGCTGGCGCCGATCTTCGCGTAGCTGCCGCTGGCGCCGATCTGCGCGTTGTCGCCGCTGGCGCCGATCTGCGCGTTGTCGCCGCTGGCGTTTCGTGCACCGCCCTTGGCAGCTTCGATCAACCAATCCACGCCGCGCTTAATGAATTCCGGCAACGTGAGTTCGGCCTTTATCGTAATTGCGGCAGCGGCGATCTTGGTGTCTTCAGAGTGCGCTGCAGTATCGCCAGACAACTCCACAATGGCGAAGCGGCTCTCGACCGGCCCGTAATAGGACCACACGTCGAACGGGGACTCGCACGCATGGAAGCCGTTCGCGCAAATCTCGACCTTGCCTTTGGCCTTGTACGACTTCCCAATCTCGAACTGGAAATCGCGGCAGCGGAAATTGGCATCAAAACCTTTGTACGCGACGATCTTCTTTGCGGTATTGCTGGCCATGTGAGCCTTCGTGTTGGTTCAAAGAAAAACGGGGCCGCTGCTTTACTCTCTACGCTGAACACAGCGGCCCCAGTTAGGGAGGGCACCTATAGGTGCCGGAGGAAGCTTGTTAGGCGGCTTTTGCTTTCGGCTCATCAGCGGCAATCATTCTCTCGACCAGAGCGAATGCCGATTGCTGCAGCTCCTTCTTGGTGTCGCTCAAGGCGGCCCTGGCAGCGTCCCAGGCAGCGTCCCTGGCAGCGGCCCAGGCAGCGTCCCAGGCAGCGGCCCCGACAGCGTCCCCGACAGCGTCCCAGGCAGCGTCCCAGGCAGCGTCCCTGGCAGCGGCCCTGGCAGCGTCCCCGACAGCGGCCCCGACAGCGGCCCTGGCAGCGTCCCAGGCAGCGGCCCCGACAGCGTCCCTGGCAGCGTCCCTGGCAGCGGCCCAGGCAGCGTCCCAGGCAGCGTCCCTGGCAGCGGCCCAGGCAGCGTCCCAGGCAGCGTCCCTGGCAGCGTCCCAGGCAGCGGCCGCGTCTTTACGCGCCGCTTCGATTGGCCCCCGCATGGACGGGACCTGATCCATGGACGTGATCTCAGGGAGCGAGGACAGCGTGTCGGCTTGCTTTGTAAGCCCAGCCAAGCGCAGCCATGCTGGCGGGTGAGTGCGAATCAGCCAATCTGCGGCCATCAACGCGCGGCGTTCTTCAAGCGCCTTCTGGCCTTTTGTGCCGACGAGACGGGGAATAAGCGGGAGCAGTAGCGTGCTGCGCTCGTCGTCCGGGAGTCTGTCGTTCCAAGCCCGTATGAATGAGGCGATGACAGGGCACGCGCATTTGGGATGGTCAGACCAAGGCTCTCCCGCGATGTAACTCACGGCCTCCATTGCGCATGCATGGAACTCACCGTTTGGGGGCTTGTGACAGCCGCTATCGATCTGCGTGATTTGCGCTAGGCGTTCCTCGATGATTTCAGCCATTCCCAATCTCCTGTCTCCCATCCCCGTCTTGAGGATGATTTGAGTGTGTCACAGAATATGATACGCCGCAAGCAAAATCGTAACAAAAAATGTTACGCCGCAACTGAGCCTTGTGGTTCCGCGATGCGCCGCTATCGGACTGGCCTATTGGCTTAGTGAGTTGGTGGAGTGAGGCCGTCATTCAGCGGCCTCGGCGGACGCACCACGCATAAAATCCCGTACACGGTCTATTGTTGACGCGCGAGGCTCTCTCCCCAACCGGAGATCGAAAACGAAATTTGGGTCTTTCAGCGAAGCACGTACTCAGCAGAAGAGGTGCGTGACTATTGGCGCTTGCCGGAATGGCTCTTGGGCCACTGGTCGAACGCCAAGGCGCACCATGTGGTCTGTTTCCCGGCGCAGGGTGACTCAATGTCCCCGACAATAGAAAGCGGAGATGTCGTCTTTGCCGATCTTCGGCATAGAGTCCCCTCCCCGCCTGGAATTTTCATCTTGGCCGACGCGTTCGGCGGCGTCGTAGCAAAACGGCTTGAGGTGGTTTCTAAACCCGGCGACGAGCCCGTGCAGGTCAAAGTCTCGTCCGACAATCCTCGGCACGAGAGCCAAGTCTGGACGCTAGACGAGATCCATATCGTCGGCCGCTATCTGGGGCGGTTTACGGAGTTCTAGGCAATACCCCAGGGAATCACCTATAAGACTAGGAATATCAGTCATTTAGTGCCATAAATCAAGCGCAGTGCGACTCACCCTCTGGACGGGGCGGCTTTTGCACACCGCCCCTGCCCTTAAACCATAAAGGCCGCCGAAGCGCTTAGCGCCCCAAACGGCCTTTGAGCCGACAGCACGCTGTCGGCGGGTACGGGTAGGAAAGCTAGAATTGCTTGCCAATTCCAGCCTGCTTCAGCGTTTCGTTGGCTGTATGTCTGGATTTAATTTTCTTGTCTACGGTGAAACAACGGGAGGTAATGGGGCTCCACCATATCTCGTGGTCGCCACGTCCCTGCCGGTAGAAGCGGCATTCGTGATCGCTTAATAGTTTGCGTACCTCACGCCCAAAATCAGCCATCCTTAGGCGCAGGGCACCCGCACTCGCCCAAGCTGCTCCGCCATAATACACACTGGGATATCCGGCACGTCGCGCGCAAGACCGTTCAGTTCAATTAGGTCTGCCAAAGCGTCTAACACCTTCCCGCGCAACTCCTCAAGGGTCTCGGACTCCACGGCCAAGCCTTGCACGTCTTTGCTGCTAGCAACCCACACGCCAGCCTCGTCGTCCCAGTTAGCCCGGACGACGATGGTTGCCTGAATATCCATGCTTTAGGCCCTTTCAAACGTCGGCAAATACCCTGCCGAACCCCATTCAGCCTGACCGCAAGGTAATCCTCTCACACAATTCCTACAAGAGCCTTGCGAAGCCGCAAGAGGCCCGCCCCTGAAAACGAGCCGCTAGCAGCCTCACTTTTTCCTATCGATCCCATATTTTCCTAGAGCGCGCGCACCCAGGGGGCGGAAAACGGCCAAAAACTACATGTTCAGGATTGAGCGGCGAACCCTGCCAACGACTGTCGGCTCGTTTCCATCGAGAAGAAAGATGGGCTCATGAGTGGGGTTCGTGGAAACTGGCTCCCAGCGGGCCGGATCGGGTCGGTAGCGCTTGTAAGTGGCTTCCCCGGTATCTTGGTTCGCAATGACATAGCAGGCGTTGGCGACGAGCCTTTTGTCCTTGCGGTTCACCAGAATGATGCTTTCCGGGGGTGAAATCCGGTCCATCGAATCGCCCTCGACACGCAAGGCTATCCAGTCGCCTTTTTGGTCTAGCTCTTGGCGGATATGGGCCAAAACGTCATCGGGATCGACAACCGAGCGCGGCTGAGCGAGCGCTCCGGCGCTAATCCACGAAATCAGGGGTATCGGTACGAGCTGCGCCGACTCAAGCAACAGAAGCGCCTCGACCGTCGTCTTGAGATGCGGCGCCATTAGTTCGGCTGTGTCGGGCCGCAACCGCACTATCCCATTCTGCCAGCGGTAAACGTCCTGCCGCTCCTTACCAATCAACTTCCCAAGCTCTGTTGGCCCCATGCCGACCGCATCCATCGCGTCGGCCAATCCGTTTGGAAACTTGCCTTTTTTCATAGCTGCGAGGCTGTCACGCAATATGCGACGCGCCTACGCACAAAATCTGCTACAAGGTTGTTGCATCGTAGCATATTCTGTGACATGATGCACGTCATGAAACTTCGCGATTGGCTCACCACAAACAAGAAAAGCGACCAGTACCTCGCTGACCGGCTGGGCGTGCATCGCATGACGATTTGGCGCTACCGCACGGGCGAGACCACTCCGGACAAAGACATGCTCAATCGCATCTTTGCGGAAACCGGGGGTGCGGTCACAGCGAACGACTTCATCCATGACGCTCCCGTGGAGGCCGCTGAATGACGGCTAGAGACCAAATCAAGGCTTTTGTAGCTCGCATTGAACGCCTGGACGAGGAAGCCGCAGCAATCAGCGCGGATAAGTCCGAGGTCTACAAAGAGGCAAAGGCCACTGGCTTCGATGTTCCTGCACTCAAGTCCGTAGTCGCGCACCGTCGCCGTCGCGAGAAGATTGGCGAGCAAGCAATGGCGGAGCAGGAAGGCATATTTGCGACCTACCTGCACACCGTTGAAGGAAGTGGCCTCGAAATTGCTACGCGCGCGGGCGCGGACGAGCCAGCCTATCCACTGCCGCCCCACGATGCAGAGACTGGCGAAATCGAAGACGAGCCCGAGCCGGTCAATGGTGGTGAGCAAGAGACTGCCGGGTATGTCGAAGTCAAAGAACATGGTTCTGACTTTCCCGATTTGCCGGCATTCCTAGACCGCCGTCGTGTGGAGCACTCACTCCACCAATTCCGAAAGCCAGTACGCGAGTCCGATAGCGGCGCATCGCGGAACCACAAGGCTCAGTCTCTCGAACATCAAGAACACCATGTCTCCGTCCCTTCGCATGTTTTGGAAGGGGCCGGGATCGACTGCGGTTTGATGCCCTTGGCGCGGGGAAGCGGCGGAGCGTTGGAGGGCTGACCCACAGGACATTTTGCGCGGGGAATGTGTTGCTCCGTGTCCTGTCATTCTGGTCAGCCCTCCTGTTTAAGCGTCGGTACTCAGTACGTTTTGCCGACGTTCGCAACAGTAAGCGTGGGGGTGAGTAGAAAGCCATGATGACGGGGTTCTTGTGCGGCGCATATGAATTGGAACAACTGCAGCGTGACGCTAGCGACCGCGTGCAATGGGCGGCTAAGCCCTTTGACCGGAATGAACAAATCAAGGCGCGCATCTACCGGGCTAGCGATGAACTGCGCTTGCCCTTCGATCTCATCAAGAAGGCTTGGTACGGCAACATCGGGCCGTATCAGTACCCGACTATCTACAATGCGTGGCTTGAACTTGCGCGCCGTAGGGAAGCAGCCAATCCCGGCACTCTTGGCTTTACGGTGTACGTCAACGAGCAGCCCATTCCAGAAATCACACGCGCGCAAGCCGATCTCGCAAAGGCAATCGTCCGTATGCGCAAAGCGGGCTAGCCCCCATAAGCACGGGGGCGAGTGATGAACGGCATCACAATCGTCCTCTGCGCCTATGTCTGGATACTCGTCCCGCTATTTCCGAACGCGGGGCACACCAGCGCGTATCCAAAACAGCATTTCAGTCCCCCTCCCGGCACCTTCAACCCCGTAGGGCGCCGGGAAATTGCGAGCCGTGCGTCGGCGGTTATCCCTCCCGCTGTCGGCTCGCACCTCTTGACCGGGATGGAGGTGTGAATGGCGTTCGATTGGACGGATGAGCGCGTGGATGAGCTGCGCCGAAGCGGCCCTGCTGACTTTGTATTGGTTCGAGAAGCGTAACGTGGAGGCGGCATGAACGGAAGCGTCAAGACGATCCCGAACGAGGCGAAGGTGCTAGAGCAAGCCAAGCGAATGGCTGACGCTGGCATGACTTGGTGCGCGATAGCCCGTGAGCTAGACGTTGGCGTGAGCTACAAATGGCTGAAGCGCCGTCTTGTCCCTGGGTATCGCGAGCAGGCAGCCCAAGCGCGTCGAGGCCGTCCGAGGCTTGCCTCTGGTGGCTACACCAACCCGCGCCCCATCTCAGACGAGGCCCTGAAGCGCTACCGGGCCGCTATGCCGCAGGACACGCGGGATCTGACAGCACGCCTTATGGGCGACCCAATTCCGGGGAGAAGCGCGTTGGACCGTAAAGGGGTTAATGCGTGACACTCCGCATAGCCAATTGGGAAAAATACCAATCCAAGCGCAAGGACCGGGAGTCAACGCCTTGGATAAAATTCCATCGGCGCGCCCTTATGTCACCCACTTGGCACCAAATGGTTGACAGCGAGCGCGGACAATTCCTCGCGTTGATGCTTTTGGCGGACTCCGATGGTGTCCTTGCAACTGACGACCCGGCCATATTGGCGCGCATGGCCGGCATGAGCGAAGCCATTGATATTCAGAGGTTTATTGACCTTGGTTTGCTTGACGGCAACCACACGGCAACCACACGGCAACCACATGTCACCCTAGAGAAAGAGGTAGAGAAAGAGAAAGAGAATAAAACGCGCGCGAGGCGCGCTTCGTTCGTGGGTGATTTTGAAAAATGGTGGGAGGTATTTCCGAACAAGGTGGGACGAGCAGCGGCGCTGACAGCTTTCCAGAAGGTTCGCAAGGCGGGCGGCGTTGAGTTGGAAACGCTTGTCCAGGGCGTTGAACGCTACAAGGCGAGCAAGCCGCCCGATAGAGCTTGGTGCAATCCGGCAACGTGGCTCAATCAAGCGCGCTGGTTAGACGAGCCTGCCACAACGGGTTCGGCATATCGTCCGCGAGCGGGGCCGGTGCGGACGTATCGCGAAATTCGGGAAGAACGGGAACGGCATGAAAACGATGTTGCATAACCTAGCGATAAATAGCCCTCCAGCGGACGAGAGAGCGGCACAGGACACGCGAAGGGCCATTGCATGGGGCATGGCAAGGGTTGAGGCTGAAAACCCCTCAGCGACGCTTGGAAGCCGTCTCAAGGCCGCTATATGGATTTGCGCGCAGGACGCGGCGGAAACCCTTGCCCGATTGCCCGACAGGGAAATGGGGTGGCTCTTGTCAGCGGATCGTGCCGCGTGGCCGGAAGTGTATCATTCGGCCAAAGAGCGGTTCGAATCCGAAACGAGCCGGATTGTGGAGCTTGGGGAACGGGCCGAGGAATTACCGCTGCCAAAATTGCAGATCACCGACATTACCGCCGAGAACAGAATGCTCGTGGTTTTGGGCTGGTTGCAGCATGTGCGCGCCAGGACGCCAGCAAGGTTGAGGCGGGACAAGGCTGTATTTTTGGCGCTGGCCGGGGGGAAGCCATACCGGAGAATACGTCGAATTATGGGGCAGGGCAGCGACGCGGCCATTCTCGCTGTGAAGGGGAAGGTATTGAGCCAAATATCGGGTGCAATTGCAGGGTTTATGCCGGAATGAATACGAGCGACGTGTTGGACAAGGCGCGCGCGGATTATGTTGCTGTCAGCGGGAACCAAAATCCCCCGTTGAGATCGGTGATATGGCACGCGGTTCAGGAGGCAACCAAGCTCATAGGCTACGAACTTGATGTTGAAGGCCGCAAATCCGTAATGACGGCGCGCAAGGGGGACTGGCCAATTATGCGCAAAGAGGCGCGACTTGTCGGGTTAAACGAGGGTGCGGCCGTTGTTCTGGATTGGATTCACGCCGCCGTTTGCTCCCGCAACCAATCCCACACCGTTCGCCATAAGCTGGTTTTATTTGCTTTTGCGCAGAATAGGTCTGTGAATGAAATTCGCAAACTAGATCCAGACAAGGGGGATTCGGCGTTTTACAGCATCCGCAACCGCTGTTTAAGGCAGATAGAGGATTGGATTATAAAGCACGGCGACGCCCCGGCCATAAGCGGCGTCGGCATTGAGGAAATCGAAAAGGTTGAGGGTGTGCGGGATATCAGCTTTTTGGCTGACAGGCTGCGCGGGGTGTATTTCCTTTTTCGTGGGGGCAGATTGTTCTACGTTGGGCAAAGCCGGGACATTGTGGCTAGGCTTTTAAGCCATGCCAAAGGGGGAGCGGGGGTGTTCGATCGCGCCTTTTTTGTGCCAGTTCCGCTAGACAGGCTGGACGAAGTTGAAAAAGAAATGATTGGCCGCTACAATCCGGAACGGAACATCATGCGCCCGGTATATTGAGTTTGACACCTTATGGGATTGCGGATATAAATTTCACCAAAGAGTAGGTGATTTGCGACCCGGCCAGAAATGCGCCGGGTTTTTGTGTTTTAGGCCAGGGGATGGCATTTTACCGCTTTCGTTGGAAGAAATAGCCTTGGAACTGGCGCGCGCTGACATAGCATAACCGCCCTCACTGTGGGCGCTCTGAAACGTAGCTACAAGCCCGACGCCTCGGCGGTCGGTAAAGTAAGAGCGTCTTCACTGGCGGCGGTTCCAGTAACCATTCCTCCACGGAGGGATGCTGCTGGCTTCATAGCGGCAGGGCTGCCGCCAGAACTGTTTTTGCACAACAAGGAAATCAACCATGCTCGATATGCTTATGGCATTTTCGCTACTCGCGACGCCTGCAAGCGCGCTTCCCGGGTGTGGGAGCTGCGCGCCCGGGTCACCGGAGTTCAATGCGTTTTGGTGCGGCGGAAAAACCAATCCGGACGATTGCAGCGCGCCCGATATTGTGGACTGCAAATGGCTTGCCGATCAGTGCGTACCGGCAGAATGAAACCGCGCCCTGAAGTTCAAGAACTGATTGCCAGGGAGCGCAAGGCCCTCGGGCTTGAAAAAATTTTCCCGACTATCAAATCGACCGGCAACAGACCGGGACCGCAACATGCCACGAAAACCGATAGGGCCAACGGGCGAGCAACGCCGTCAAGTTGAGGCCATGACGAGCTTTGGCATTCCGCAGGAGGATATCGCCAGAGTCATAGGAATGGACAGCAAGACGCTACGCAAGCATTTCCGCGAGGAACTTGACACAGGTGTCACGAAGGCGAACAGCCGCGTTGCGCAATGTCTGTTCGAAACCGCGCTTGGCGGGAACACGACAGCCCAAATCTTTTGGCTCAAAACCCGCGCCCATTGGAAAGAGACTGTCCACATAGATCAGGACATTCGCGGCGAGATTACTGAAGTGAGGCGAACGATTGTCGATCCAAAGGGCCACGCTGGACATACCAACGGCGAGAGTATTCCAGCCACTAACGGAGCCGAGCCGGTATAAGGGCGCTTGGGGCGGTCGCGGTTCCGGAAAGTCGCATTTCTTCGCGGGCCTCTTGGTTGACATGGCGTGCATGTATCGCGGAAGCCGAGCGATTTGCATTCGTGAAGTGCAAAAGACGCTGGCAGAGTCGTCAAAACACCTGATTGAAAGCAAGATAGAGCAGCTAGGCGTTGGTTCGCTTTTCAATATCCTGAAAGACAGGATCGAAACACCGGGCGGCGGGGTTATCCTGTTCGCCGGTATGCAGGATCACACGGCGGAGTCGATCAAGAGCCTCGAGGATTGCCGTTTCGCATGGGTTGAGGAAGCGCAGACGCTTTCGGCCCGGTCGCTTGAAATGCTACGCCCGACAATCCGGGCGGAAAATTCTGAAATCTGGTTTTCGTGGAACCCGCGTCGCAAGACGGACGCGGTCGATCACTTTATGCGGGCCGATCCCCCGGACGACGCCGTGATTGTTCAAGCCAACTGGTCGGACAATCCGTGGTTGCCAGACGTTCTCAAAGCCGAGCGGTTGCTTGACTTGGATCGCTATCCCGATCGGTACAGGCACATTTGGGAAGGCGAGTATGCAACCGCTTTCGTGGGCGCCTACTACGCCAAGAGCCTTGAGAAAGCGCGCCAGGACGGACGCATTTGCCGCCTGACACCAGATCCGATTGTGCAGATACGGGCCTATTTCGACATTGGCGGCGCAGGCGCAAGGGCTGACGCAACGTCGATTTGGATTGTGCAGTTCGTGGACAGGGAAATCCGCATCCTCGACTACATCGAGGGGCAGGGCCAAGTTCTAGCTCATTACGTCAACGAATTACGGTCGCGCGGCTATGGCGATGCGCAATGCGTGCTGCCGCACGACGGCGTGAACACGAATATCATTACCGGCAAGCGGTACAGCGATCATCTGGAAGACGCGGGCTTTGAAGTCGAGGTTGTGCCCAATCAAGGGCGCGGCGCGGCGGCCATGCGGATCGAGGCGGCCCGTCGGATCTTTCCGATTTGCTGGTTTGACGAAGCGAAGACGGAACCGGGGCGCGATGCGCTCGGCTATTACCACGAAAAGCGGGACGAACAGCGCAACACAGGGCTTGGACCGGAGCACGATTGGTCGAGCCACGCGGCGGACGCTTTCGGCTTGATGGCGATCCATTACGAAGCCCCGGAGAAGGAGCTGGAATTGGAACACTATCACCGTTCCAGCGGCACCGTTGGTGGATGGCTGGGGGCATAGCATGTGGTCTTGTTATCAGGGTGAGTGCCTGAAAATCACGTTGCAGCTCACCGAGGAAAACGGCGACCCGCGCGACATCAGCCTGCTTGAATTCTCGCTTGACGTTCGCCCGTTCGACGGCACGGCGGTCGCGCTTGAGGCCACCACGCGCGACGATGACGAGGCGGAACTGGTCTTCATCGTTCCATCGAACGCAACGCGGCTGTTTCCGCTTGGAAAGCGAACGCGCGTGTTTCTGGTTGAAACCGACCCCGAACAATGCGGGCCGAAAAGCATTGAACTCGGCACGATAGACGTGAAGGCGAAGTAATGGCTGAACTGATTTCAACCGGCACAAAGGTCATCAAGGTCAAAGGCGACCGAGGCCCGCAAGGCCCTGCCGGTGAGGCAGGCGCACAGGGTGTCCAGGGCGCCACCGGCGCGACGGGACCGAGCGGCTGGGATCAGTGGCAAGGCCCCTGGGCGCTGAGTGCGGCCTATGTCCGTGACGACGCCGTCGAGAATGACGGGTCGAGCTATATCTGTATTTTGGGGCACACGGGTTCAAGCGCGGACGAGCCGGGAACCGGCGCAAGCTGGGAAACCTATTGGAACGTTATGGCCCTAAAAGGCGATGACGGGGCGACAGGCACAACCGGGGCGACCGGGCCGCAAGGCCAGCAAGGTGAGGCTGGGGCGACAGGCGCCACCGGCCCGCAGGGTTCGTCTGGCTGGGATCAATGGCAGGGTGCATGGGCAACGCCGACTGCATACGCGCTTTATGATGCCGTCGAGAACGATGGTACGAGCTACATTTGCACTACGTCGCACACGTCGGGCGACGAGGATGACGAACCGGGCGTTGGCGCCGATTGGGCGACATACTGGGATGTCGTTGCGGCGAAGGGTGACACCGGAGACACAGGTGCAACAGGCGCGACGGGCGCAACCGGAGCCACCGGAGCAACAGGCGATCAGGGCGATCCCGGCGATCCGGGCCACGAGATATTCGTACAGGACGCCGAACCTGACACTAGCGTCCCTGATGGTTCTATCTGGATTGATGCGGACAGCACCGATCAGGACATGTATCAGCTCGTTTCGTCCACATGGACGGATACCGGCGTGAATGTGAAGGGTTCGGCGGGCGCTGGATCTGGCGACTATGTGCCGGAAGGTTCGCCTTCGACGGGCAATCTCGCCGAGTTCGGCACGGATGCTGACACGCAATTGACCGACAGCGGCGTGGCCGTTGGGGATTTGCTGACCACGGCGGCGGCTGCAGCGGCATATCAGCCGCTAGACGCGGACCTGACCGCGATTGCGGCGCTATCAACCACAACGTTCGGGCGGTCATTGCTTGACGATGCCGATGCCGCGACGGCACGAACCACGCTCGGCGTGGATGCCGCTGGCACGGACAACTCAACCGATGTGACACTCGCCGGGACGCCTGACTACATTACGATTTCGGGCCAGGAAATCACGCGGAACGCGGTTGACCTGACCGCAGACGTTACCGGGGCGTTGCCGGTTGCAAACGGGGGAACTGGGGCAACCACGGCTGCAAACGCCCGCACCGCCCTCGATGTGGATCAAGCGGGCACCGACAATTCCACGGACGTGACGCTTGCCGGATCGCTCGACTATCTGACCATATCTGGCCAGGAAATCACGCGCGGGGCGATTGTCCTCACGACCGATGTGTCCGGTGCGCTTCCCGTCGCCAATGGCGGCACGGGCGCAACGGACGCCTCCGGCGCCCGCACGGCGCTCGGGGTTGACGCGGCGGGGACGGATAACTCGACAAACGTTTCCCTGACGGGGACGCCGGACTACATCACCATTGCGGGCCAGGTCATCACGCGCGGCTTGATTGATTTGACGGCGGACGTAACTGGGGATCTGCCTGTTGCCGAGGGCGGCACCGGGGCAAGCGATGCGTCGGGAGCGCGTTCGAACCTTGGCCTTGGCTCGCTGGCAACGGCAAGCACGATCAACAATTCGAACTGGTCGGGCACCGATCTTGCGATTGGGAACGGCGGCACCGGGGCCAGCACGGCCGCAGCGGCCAGGACGGCGCTCGGCGTCGATACGGTTGCCATTCCATTTGTGATCGACGGCGGCGGTTCGGCTATCGAAACGGGCATCGCCGGTGATTTATTGGTGCCGTTTGCCTGCACCATCACGGCGGTTCGGCTTTTGGGTGATCAAACGGGTTCGATCCAGGTGGATATCTGGAAAGACACCTACGCGAATTTTCCGCCGACTGACGTGGACAGCATCACAGCCTCGGCGGTCCCGGCGTTTTCGGCCAGCAACAAGGACGAGGACGTAACCCTTTCCGGCTGGACCACGTCAATCGCTGCCGGTGACATCCTTCGGTACAACGTGGACAGCGTGACATCGGTCGAGCGTTGCACTGTGATCCTGACGGCCACGAGGGCTTAATGTCCGAAGTCATCGAGGAAACCCGCGCCCGCTACGCGATCAAGCAAAAGCTGGCAGGGGGCAAGCGGCGGTTACGTGTTTCGGCGCGCCCATTAGGTTATCTGCGCAACGGAGAATGGCGCGAGTATAATCTCGCCGACCGGGACGATGACGCGGAACCCACGAAATTCCGCATGATCGACGGCGGGGATTTTACACTTCGCGTTTCCAAAGACCGCATGGGCTATCGCTATGACAGCGATGGCGGGAGTTGGGTTTCAGTCGAGTTGGTGGGGATCGACGGTCAATCTGTAACGGCCCCGACGCCGGAACGACAGGGGCGTTGGTTTGGTTGGCGCGACATTGTTCCCGATACAGACTTGGCGATGCAAGCAAAGGTTCTTGGCATTGAAACTCGATTATATGTCAGAAGCGCAAGCGCGCCGAAAAATTGGACTTGGCGTGTTCTAGGCGATCTGACGATGATTCGCCCGTTTATCGGGTGGGATGCAAACCGTAACAAGGCCGAGATTTCTTACAAGCGAAACGGCAATCTGTTTACGATCACATGGACGGGGTTTTGCCGCGATCCGCAAGGAAATCAGGTCGCGCCCGCCTATCCCGTCATAATCGACCCCGATGTGGATGAAACGGCGGTGGCACTTGGGGGCAGCGCCGGAAATGGTGCTACTTGGGAATATAGTGACTATTTTCTTTGCGGCCAACAAAGCGGAACAGACCTTTATGGGTACGCGCGCTTCACCACAGTAGCATTGCCGCAAGGATGCACCATCGATTCCGCCGATTTCAATATGACACCCCTTGGGGAGTATGCGAACGGCACCGCTGATGTAAACTTTCAAGCCGAGGACGAGGACAATCCTGGCACCATTGCTGGTCCGCAAAGCATTGGAACCTTGACAACAGCCACGGCAAATCTGTCATGGACGACAACGGGCGGCGAGGGATGGCCGGGTGGGGTAGATGTAACAAGCGTAATCCAAGAGATTGTTAATCGCGGCGGCTGGTCATCTGGCAATTCAATAAACATCGTCGGCACGGACGCTGGCGGCGGAACGACTAACGGGTATGAATGGTTTATCTCACCTGCCTTGGATATAACCTATTCGCTTGCCAGTGGCGGCTCGCGCTCGCACGGCTACATCATCGGGTAATATATGACACCGGATTCAGACAAAAACTGGCAGCTCTTGAAGCTTGCCAAAGAGCGCATGGACTCGGCCTATAGCCATGACGAGCAAAACCGCTCGGAGGGGCTGAAAGATTTAGAATTCCTTGCGCTCGACCAGTGGCCGGAAAACGTGCGGAAGCAGCGCGAGGCCGAGGATCGCCCCGTCCTGACGCTCGACAAGCTGAACCAGCACAAAAACCAAGTCGTCAACGACATTCGGCAAGCCAACATCGAAATCAAGGCTATTCCCTCAGAGGATGGCGACGCGGACATTGCCGAAATCTACACCGCGCTGATGCGGGACATTCAGCACCAAAGCCACGCGAGCCATGCTTACAGCCATGCGGCAGACGGCGCGGTGTCCTGCGGCATTGGGCATTTCCGGTTCACCACGGACTATGTGAAGGACAGGGTTTTCGAGCAAGAAATCTCAATCAAGGCGATCCCGTATCACTTGGCCTGCTACTGGGATCCGGCGGCAACGGACCCGGTGAAGACGGACGCGGAATGGCTTTTCGTGACCGAGTTCATGCCGATTGCCACGTTTGAAGGCCGCTATCCGAACGCTGCAATTCAGGATTTCGAGGCGCCGCGCCAGGAAACCGACGATGCGTCCGGCGTTCATTGGAAAACCGACGATGGTGTCCTAATCGCGGAGTATTGGTGGAAGGAGCCTGTCACTAAAAAGATTGTGGCCTTCGAGGATGGCGCCGTCTTGGACATGACGGATCGGGAAGCCGAAATCCCGATGGAGTCGGAGATCCACGGCGCGGTTATTGGCGAACGGGATGCCAAGGGCTGGAAAATCATGCAAGCCCTGATTTCCGGGGCTGAGATTTTGGAAGGCCCGAACGAGTGGGCGGGCAATCATTTCCCGATTATTCCGGTTTGCGGCCCGGAGATTCACCTGGAAGACACGACCGTCCGCATGTCGCTCATTCGCGCGGCTCGCGATGCGCAGCAGCTCTATAATTACTGGCGTTCGGCGGCGGCGGAGTCAATCGCCCTGGCGCCGAAGTCGAAATGGCTTTTGACGCCTGCGCAGATTGCCCGGTTCACGCAAGACTGGAACGTGGCGCATATCGCGTCCCGGCCTTATCTACTATTCAATCCCGATTCCAAGATGCCGGGGCATCCGAAGCGGGAAGATCCACCGTCTCCGCCCGCTGCCATGTGGCAAGAGGCGGCGCTTGTTACCGAAGACATCAAGGCTGCGACCGGCATTTACGATGCGTCACTTGGTGCACGTTCGAACGAAACGTCGGGGATTGCAATTCGCCGCCGGAAAGAGGAGGGCGACGTTGCAACGTTTCATTTCTCCGACAATCTTGAGCGCAGCCTGGAACACGCCGGGACCGTGCTGGTCGATCTAATCCCCAGGATTTACGACACCAAGCGCGCAATCCGGATCATGGGCGAAGATAAGGAGCCGATGGTTGCGCAAATCAACTGGCCGACCGTCAACGAATGGGGCGTGCCGATTTCGGTCGGCAACGACTTGACGCGGGGCCGGTACGATGTGCGCGTGACAATCGGCCCGTCTAACACAACGGCGCGCGTCGAAACCCGCGAGCTACTTATTCAGTACGCGCAAGCCGACCCGCAGGCCTTACCGGCATTCCGCGACAAGCTGGCCGCCGCGCTCGATTTCCAGGGTTCGCAGGAAGTTGCGGAGCGGTTCAAGCGCATGGTGCCGCCTGAACTCTTGTCGCCGGAGGAACGGGAGCAGAACCAAGATCCGAACGCTGCGCAGCAACAGCAGCAAATGGCGATGCAGCAGCAAATGCTTGAGGTCAAAGTCCGCGAGATTATGGCCGAGATTATGAAGGACGAAGCGCAGGCCAAGAAATTGATTGCCGAGGCGCAACAGACCGAACTCGAAAACGCTGCAATGCAGCAGCAGCACGCACTAGAGGATGCCGCGAAACAGGACGTTGCGCAGCAATTAGTCGAACAAGGATTTTAGCATGTATTTCGCAGTCGTTTTCTCACTGTTTTGGGCAATGGGCGGGCAGGGTTTCTACAACAAGGCCGAGTGCCGCGCATTCCTGAATGATTTGCCTTGGTACACGACGGGAAAGTGCATTCCCCTCGTCGTGCAAGACGTTTTGCCGGAAGGCGAAAAGGTGGTCCCGCGTAAGGTGAAGGATCACGGCGAGCGCCAGACGCTCGGAACAGGCGCGCAACACTGTCACGAGGACGGGACGTGCCACCAACATTAAATAGGCGGCTGAATTAATTCAGCCAATCGACTGCGAAAGCAGGTAACGCGCCGTCTCTTTCGAGGCGGCTTTTTTATTGGGAAAACCAATGTCAGAAAACACGCTGACGGCTAGCGATAAGCCGGGAATCGACGTGTCAGCGGATGACACGGAAACCGTAAACGAAACGGACTCCGACGAGCCCAAAGCGCCGGAACCTGAAAAGGCAACCGACGAAAAGGCCGACGCATCGGAGCCTAAATCCGACAGCGACGAAGACAAAAGCGAACCGAAGCCAAAACCGGAAAGCCGAAGCCAAAAGCGCATCAAGCAGCTTGTTCGTGATCGAGACGATAGAGATCGTGAAATCCAGAGGCTAGTGCGCGAAAACGAGGAACTGCGCCAACAGGCGCCGCTGAACGAAGACGACTTTTCCGATCACGCTCAATATCAGGCGGCACTTCACGCAAGATATGCCGACATCGCGGCCCTTAATCGCCGCGCGCGCGATTTGGATGAAAAACGAAAACAAGACGCAGCGGAACGTGTTGAGGCGTGGAACGAAGTCGTTGCGGAAGCAAAGGCAACGATGCCGGATTTCGACTCCGTATTTACGGACGCCGTGCCTGTTTCACAGGTCATGGCGGACACAATCATGGAGTCGGACGATCCCGCAGGCATCGCATATTGGCTCGGCAAAAACCGTGATGAATCGGCTCGGATCGCAAAGCTGCCCGCTATGTCGGCAGCGCGAGAGATTGGGCGCATCGAAGCGCGATTAAGCGCACCGAAGCCCAAAACAGTTTCATCGGCCCCCAAGCCGGTCGAAACCGTGGGCGGAAAGGCCCATGCGACCGTCAAAGACCCGGCGAAAATGTCTTACACGGAATACAAGGCATGGCGCATGGGATCGGGGGCGAAAACCTAGAAGGTTTTTGACCAATGACTCAGCGTTTGATTACGCCAGACATCATCGCCAATGAGGCTTTGATGCAGCTGGAAAACAATCTCGTCATGGGCGAATGCGTCTATCGGGATTACTCGAAAGAGTTCACCAAAGTTGGGGAGTCGATCAACGTGCGGCGCCCGGTGCAGTTTACTGTGACGGACGGCGCGCCAATCGGTGTCCAGGATGTCGAGGAAGGCAATTTCTCGGTTTCCATGGACAAGCAGAAGCACGTCGCGTGGGCGTTCAATTCGAAGGAATTGACGCTGACGATTGACGAGTATTCTGAGCGTTACATCAAGCCCGCGATGATCCAGCTAGCAAACCGGATCGACAAGGACTTGCTGGCCGAATACAAGAACGTCTGGAACTGGGTCGGTGACGCAGGCCAGACGATCAACAGCTATGCCGATTTCGCCAAGGGGCCGGAGCGCCTGGACGAAACGGCGGTGCCGGACGACATGCGCAAGGCGGTGCTTGCACCGGCTGATTCATGGGCGCTGGCTGGCAGCCAGACTTCGCTGTTCTTCGACAGCATCGGTGAGAAGGCGTATCGCAAGGGCGAGATCGGCGAAATTGGCGGTGTGAAGACCTACAAATCGCAGAACGTCGCCACGCATACTTGCGGCTCGCGTGATGACACCACGCCCGTTGCGGACACCGCAGCCGGTAACGGTGTTCTCTCGACCACCTACAACGCAACGGCGGACACGGACACGATGATCCTGTCTACCGATGGCTGGGACACCGCCACGCTGACCGCTGGCGATGTTTTCACCATCGACTCCGTTTACGCGGTCAACCCCGTGTCCAAGGAAACGCTGACACACTTGCAGCAGTTCGTCGTCAAGACGGCCACGGCTACTGCTTCGTCAGACACCGAGGTCACGATTTCGCCTCCGATCATCACTTCCGGCCCTTATCAGACCGTGAGTGAGGCGGCGGCGGACGGTGACGCCATTGTCAACAAGGGCACGGCATCCACCGGCTACCGGCAGAATATGTGTTTTCACAAGAACGCATTTGCGCTCGTTATGCGCGATTTAATCCTGCCGGATGGCGTCGAGTTCAAGTCGCGGAAATCGCACAACGGCTATTCCATGCGCGTTGTCAAGCAGTATGACATCCGGTCGGATGAAGAAGTTATCCGTCTCGACGTGCTGTATGGCACCAAGTGCTTGGACGCCCGTTTGGCGACCCGCATGTCTGGCACCAGCTAATCGGAAGGAGTCTAGACAATGACGTACCAGCACAGTGACGGGCGCTCGTCCGGTCAGGTCGTTGGCAAGTCTGCCACCGACAAGGTCGGGTTTTGGGGCGCCACTCCGGTCGTTCAGGCGGCCGCTATCGCGGACGCGACTGACGCGACCACGGCAATCTCGCAGTTGAACTTGGCGCTTGCTGCTTTGGCAAACGCTGGCATCATCGCGAGCTAAAAGCATGGGTGGGGATCGTAAGCACGTTTTGATTGCGATCCCCACCTACTCCGGTTCCGTTTCAATCGCCACGCTCACGTCTTTAATGCCGGAACTTCGCGCATTGTGGAGCCGGGACGATATTGTGGAATTTGCTGACGATTGCGGATCGACGGATATTTGCCTGTCGCGGGCGATATTGTTGCGGCGGTTTTTGGACAGCAAAGCCACCCATTTAATGTGCCTCGACAATGACGTGGCGTGGGAACGCGGGGCCATGCTGCGCATGATCGACGCCAAGGTCGATTTGTGCGGCGGCGTTTATCCGAAGAAAACCGAGCCGGTTTCTTGGCCGGTGGGATATTTGAAGGACCGCGAAGAACTGAGGGCAGACCCGGAACACGGATTGCTCGAAGTCGAATATGTGCCCGGCGGGTTCATGCGCCTCACGCGCGAATGCGCGGAGAAGATGGTGGCGCATTACGAATACTGTGAATTTCGGAAACCGTCTCGTTATGACGGCAAGCTGCCGGGCGTCTATCACCCGCTACGGCTCGACGATGACGTGGAAATAACGGACGACATGGCTTTTTGTCATCGCTGGCGCGCGATGGGCGGCAAGGTTTGGACCGATCCAGACATGACATTCGCTCACATGGGCGAGAAGGCATTTGTCGGATCGCTGGGCGACTGGCTTAGGAAAATAAACAATGTCAACTGAACTGTTCGACGCAAAAGGCATTGCGGACGAAATCCATTACGCGGCCAACGTGCCGGAAAGCCGAAATCCCGAAGTCTATATTATGACCGTGCAAATGCTCGGACAGATGGTCGGCAACATGGACAAGTACGGGTTAACGATGGCCGAGCAGCGTCGCCGGATCAGCGCCAAGAAAGACGAGTTGATCGGCGAGCTTCGCGCGCTGGTGGCGCAGGGAAAACTATATCCCGACCCAGATCGGCCGCATGAGCCGGTGAAGCGCAAGCGCGGACGCCCGCGCAAGATTCAGATGGTGAACTAATGGCAACCATGAATGACGTTGTGAACGGCGCGCTGAAGCGGTTGCAAGTTCTAAATCCGCGATTTGCGCCGGACGGCAATGCCGGGATAGAGGGGCTGATTGCGCTCAACGACATGATGGCCGCCTGGAAATCCGCTGGCGTCGATATCCGGCACGTCATTCTGGAAGGTGCCGAGGATTTCCCGCTTGGTGACGAGCATGTCCAGGGCACCAAGGCGCTGTTGGCCGTGCGGCTCGCCGGGGAATACGGAATGGAAGTTGACGACGGTATCGTGCGCGATGCCGACATGGGATGGGAAGGCTTGCTGGCGGAATACGTGGACAAGGCGCCGGTCGCCGAGTTCGATCCGGCACTGACGCGCCTGACGCTGAACCGCTGGGGCACCTACTAGGATGCCGACGCAGCCGATTTCGTTCGGCCTGGAATATCGGCCAGGGCGCTATGGCCCGGAAGGCGGCGCGAAGATTATCAACGCCATTATCGAGCAAACGGGCGAAGACGCGAAGGCGCCGTGGGTTGTCTATTCGAGGCCGGGCCTGCAACCGTTTTCGTCGCTGGGTTCGACGGGCGGATTTCGGGGCGGAATTGCCTTGGACGACGTTGGCTATATCGTCAACGGCAACACCGTCAACAAAGTAACCTCGACGGGCGTCGTGACGGGTGTCGGCACGTTCACCGGCGACGACCCTGTGCGCATGGCGCGCAACCGGAAAAGCCCGAACGCGCAGATTGCCATTGTCTCGGCGGGCCTGCGGTCGATCATCGAAAACGACACGGTGACGGCGATCAGCGACGAGGACTTGCCGAACCCCGTCGATGTTTGTTCGATCGGCGGTTACTTTGTTTTTGCCATACCGGACGGGAGATTTTTTTGGACAGCAATAGATGAGGGGACGGACATTTCGGCCCTCGATTTCGCGAGCGCGGAAGCAAACCCGGATGGCTTGGTTGGGTGCATTGATCGCGTTCAAGAGGTCGTTCTGTTTGGCAACCGCTCGACGGAATTTTATTCGCTGACAGGTTCGAGTTTTGTTTTCGAGCGCGTCCCGCAAACGACGATCAACATCGGTTGCTTGTCGGTTGACGCGATCCAATCAATCAACGGCATTGTGATTTTTCCGGCGTCTGATGGCACGGTGAGAATGCTGTCGGATTACTCGCCAATGCGCGTTTCGCATCACGATGTCGAGCGCGACATTCGCGCCCTGTCGAACAAGGCCACGATGCGGGCCGACACGTTTAGTCTCGACGGCCACCAATACTATGCGCTTTCGTCCGCGTCATGGACGTGGGTGTTGGATCTCACGACTCAGAAATGGCTCCGCTGGGAATCCTACGGCAAGAGCCGGTGGATCGCGCAAGGGTGCGTCGAGCTCGATGGCCAGAGCGTTATGGGGAATTTCGAGGACAATAACCTTTACACGCTGAACGCGGATTGGGATCAGGACGGAACAAGCTATCTCGTCTGGAAAATGATTTCGGGCACAATCGGGGCGTTTCCCAATCCTGTGATCATTCAAGACTTGTATTTGGACATCTTGACGGGCGTTGGCATTAATTCGGCGAACACATTTGAAAGCGACCCGACCGTAACGCTGAGAGTGTCAACGGACGATGGCGGTTCGTGGTCGAGCGAAATGCGCGCGCCAGTCGGCAAAATGGCGGACATGGCGCGTGAGGTTCGGTTTCCGAGGCTGGGCCGTACCGGCATGGACGGGATGAAGCTCGAACTATCAATGGCGGCGCCGGTCAACAAGGCGCTTGTCAGGGCGTCGATCCGGTACACACCGACGAGGGTTTAATGGCAATTCGCTATCCGTTTCCGAGCGGCCCGCTAGTCGATAGCGCGGGGCGCCCGACGCTGCCTGGAAAGGCTTTTCTTGCGGGAATTCGGGACACGGACGTTCGCTTGCAAAACTATGACGTGCAAACGACGCTGACCGAACAGGCGGTTGACCCGGCCGATCCTATCGAGGGGCAGAGTGTCATCTGGCAATCGGACGGCACCGGCGCCGGTGATGACGGCGACATAATGATAAAGATCACGGCGGGCGGCGTCACGAAGACGGCCACGCTTGTCGATTACTCAGCGGTCTAAGAGGTAGACAAATGAGCTTAGGCGATATTCTCGGTTCGATTACGGGCCAGACACAAGCAAAAGCCGCCAAAACTGCGTCCAATCAGCAGCAGAAGGCTGCCAAGAAGCAGCAGAAAGCCGCGAACGCCGTCAAGAAGCAGAGCCTAACCCAATCGCAAAAGGCGCAGGCGGCGGCTGGGGCCCAGCTGACGCAAGGCCAAGCCGACATGCTGAAATACAAGCAGCAGGCCGGGCAGGCGTTGACGGCTGCCGAGCAGCAGGCGGTCGCGCAGTATGAAGCCGCAATGGCGCAGGACTTGGCGCAGTTGCAGGCGGCGCAAACAAACTCGCTAAACGCGCTCAATCAGAGCCTCAATCAGAACCTTGGCTATATCGACGCGGGCAAGGCGGAGAGCCTTGGCCTAATCAATCAGGCACAAGACAACACAATGGGCCTGATTAACCAGGGCCAGCGCAATGCGCTCTTGCGGATCGACCAGGGCATCGGCGATGCGTATGACTATATCGCGGCCGGGTACGATGACAGCCAGCGCTATATCGACCAGGGCCAGACGCGCGCCTATCAGGATCTCGCACAAGGCGAAGCGGACGCGCTTATGGGCTTGCGCTCGACCGCCGCGAACGCGCGGAGCGCAATCGAGGGCTATGGCACGGATGCCATAAGCTCGCTGAACCAGGGCGCGACGGCGGCAATCGGCCAGTTGGATTCCGGCGAAGCGGCGGGCATCAATGCGCTACTCGACGCGCGCGGGCAGGCCGAAGGCTATTACGAACCATACTCCACGACAGGCAATCAGGCGCAGCAAGAGATTGCTGCGCTGCAAGGCTTGCTCGGACGGGAGGCACAGAAAGCCGCGCAGGCCCGCGTCCAGATGGACCCCGGCTATGAATGGCGGTTGAACGAAGGACTGGCCGCTTTGGACCGCAGCGCCGTTGCAAGCGGGCAGTCGCGTTCCGGCGCGGCGCTCAAGGAATTGACCGCATACGGCCAAGGCATGGCCGATCAGGGATATTCGGATTATTACGGACGTTTGCAAGGCATTGCCAATCAAGGCTATGGCGCAGCGCAGAACCTAGCGCAAATCGCAGCTCAATACGGTATGACGGAATCCGAGCTGCGGGCGCGCATGGCGGAGTCCCGTTCGGCAATCGAGGCATCACGCGGCAGCGGCGTTGCCAATCTGCAATATGGCATGGGTTCGGACATTGCGGGCATCCTGCAAGCAACCGGCCAGCAAAGCGCGGGCATCTCGGCGGACATGGCGGGCCAGCGGGCCAACGTCGCCACGAATTTCGCTGGCATGGGCAATACTGCAGCGCAGAACTACGCCAACATGAACCAGGGCGTAGCCATGGAGGGCGCCAATCTCGGTTCGAGCGCAATCCAGAATTTCACCGGCATGGGTTCGAACGCGTTGCAGAATTACGCCGGGATGGCGAACAGCGCGGTTCAGAATTATACGGGCATGGGTTCGAGCGCGCTCACGAATTATGGCAATCAGGCCGCGAACACCTACAACAACTATGCCGGTTTGAACAGCGCGGCCTTGCAGAATTACTCCGGCAATATAGGCGACGTTTACACTACGATGGGGCAGAGTAAGGCGGACATTCTTTCGGGCACCGGCAACGCGATTTTGGCGAACGCCACGAACATGGCGAAGCTGAAAACGCAAGGCGCTGCCGACAGGGCTGACATTCGCCAGAACTATCTCACAGCCCACAACGCCGCGCTTGACAATATCGGCAACGCGCAGGCGGCGGGAACCATTGGGCAGTCGAACGCCTATGCGCAGGGCGCGAATAATTTGCTGAACATCGGCGGCGCGCTACTTGGAGGTTTCTTCTCGTAATGGCTATGAACGCACTAATCCCCATGGGCGGACGCGCGGCGGACGTGAACAGCTTTTTCAAGGGCGCGCAGGGCGCTAGCAATATGCTGTTGCAGCCGTATCGTCGGCGAGCGCTGGAAGCACAGGCGAACGTAAACGAGGCCATTGCCGCGAACGGCGGCGGCGTTTATGGCACGCCGATCTATGGGCTTGATGCCAATGGGCGTCCGGTACTAGGTGCGATGGATAAACAGGGCGGGTTCCGTCAGGTTGACACTGGCGGCGTGACGGTAACGCCGGGCGTTCGGACAATCGACACCGGGACCGGAACACAAATTATTGACAGCCGATCAGGGTTGCCGGTGCGCCCGGACGTGCAGAAAGACATTGCGGGCGCCACGCAACAAAAGGGGCAGGGCGAAAACCTCGCGGAAGCACAAAAGGCGCTTCCCGTTGTCGAGGCCGGTATCAAGCGCATGTTGCGCTTTGTCGATGATATTGAGAAATCTGATTACAAGTCTGCTGTGGGGACGGTTCAGTCTCGCCTTCCGACCTTCTGGAGCAGCACTGCCGACGCCGAGGCAAATATCGAACAAGCGGGCGGCCAGGGCTTCTTGAGTATGTTTGAAAACCTCAAGGGCGCTGGCGCCGTGACCGAGGCCGAGGGCGCAAAGGCTTCCGCCGCCTTCACCCGGATCGGCAACTTAAGACAGTCGGACGAGGGTTATACGCAAGCCCTGGCCGCCGCAAAATACGAGGCATTTGAACTTTACAACACGGCCCGCAAAAAGGCGGGGCTTGAGACAATACAAAACCCGTTCGCGTCTGGCAGTAAATCGTCTGCGGACGCGATACCGGAAACCCCGAATTTCGCTACGCAAGGCGGGCAGACCTTCCGCGAAGGCCAGCGAGCTTACAATAAGCAAACCAGACAATGGGCCACTATGCACAACGGTCAATGGGTGGTGGAATAATGCAGCAGCTCCCGGCTGGCTTTGAACTTGTAGGCGATGATGCGGACAGCTTTTCGTATCCGCCGCTCTCGGAGCGCAAGCAATATATAGCCGACCGCGCGCGTCACTATCGCCTGAACCCGGACGAGACTATTCGAGCGATGGGGTTCGAGGGGCTGCAAGATGGCGTCTGGCAATCGAACGTCACAAGCGGAAGCCAGAACAAGGTGGGAGGCCGGGAATCGTCCTATGGCGATTTCCAGATGTATGTCGGCAGTGGCGGGCGCGATGTTGGACTCGGCAACGACTTCATAAACGACACCGGCCTTGATCCGTCCGATCAGCGAAATTGGAAAGAAATGGCGGACTACTCGCTGGCGCGCATTGCCAAAAACAACGGTTCGCTGCGTGGATGGTATGGGCCGACAAGTCGGGGCATCGACCGCATTAGCTTCCTAGACGTTGATGAAAATACGCCCCGCCTTGGCGCGGTCGGCGGTTCGGCGGCGCTGCCGGAAGGGTTTGAACTTGTCGAAGATGACGCGCCCGCCGCCGCACCCCAACAAAGGCCGGAACTCTCGATCGAAGTCGAGCAACCGGGCGCACAAGACCCATCGGCGGAATTGACTGGGCTTGGCAAGGCTGCCATTGGCGGACTCCAACGTGGGGCGACGTATTTGGCAGGACTTCCCGGTGATGCCGGTTCGTTGATGCGCAACGTGGCGGGCATTGAGGGTGAACGGTTCACAGGCTTAACACCTACATCTCAGCAGATTAAGGGTGCGGCTGAGAATGTCGTTGGTGAATTTTACGAGCCTCAAACAAACGCCGAAAGATATGTAAGCACAGCGGGCGAAATGGCTGTGAATGCGGCGTTCCCCGGCTCTAAGGCTATGCGGGTTGCTAATGTTGTGGCCCCGGCTGTTTTATCGGAAGGCGCGCGCCAATTAGCCGAGGGCACGGAATATGAAGCCCCTGCTGCTGTCGGTGGGGCTATCGCGGGCGCGTTGCTGCCTTCGGGCGTGGCTCGCGCTGTAACACCGTTCAGGGCTACTCCCGCTCGCCAGCAGGCCGTGGAAACATTGCGCAGGGAAGGCGTGAAGCCAACGGCGGGCGACGCCACCGGCAACAAATCGCTGCGCTATGCAGAAAACGAAATCGGCGGCGGAGCAACGGCCAGGATTGTTGAGCAACAGCAAGACGACTTCACGCGAGCGGCCCTAAGACGCGCCGGCATTGATGCCGACCGTGCCACGCCGGAAGTGATTGACGGTGCATTTAAGCGCATCGGCGGGGAATTTGACCGCATTGCGGCCAACAATACCGTTGTGGGCGACGCTAAGTTGGGGAAAGACCTGACGGACATTGTTGACGAATACAAAAATCTTGTAGGGCCGGGCGCGCAGGCGCCTGTCGTAGAAAACACTGCGATAGAGATTGCCCGCAAGGCGATAGTAAGCGGCGAAATGAACGGCAAGACATATCAGTCGCTTGCGTCAAGGATTGCGCGGCAAGCACGGAAGTCGCGTGGCGATCCTGAAAAGCAAGAAGCACTCTATGCGTTGCGGGAGGCACTAGATGACGCATTCGAGCGTACCTTGCAAACGACCGGAAACCCCGCCGACTTTACTGCCCTGAAAGAAGCGCGCCGCCAATATCGGAATATGCTGGTTATTGAAAAGACCGCAACAGGCGCAGGCGAGGGCGCTGCGGCTGGGGCTATATCGCCTGCCAAATTGCGACAGGCAACCGTGAGCCAGGATCGGCGCGGCTATGCTCGCGGCAAAGGCGACTTTGCAGAACTCGCCAGGGCCGGTGAGGCCGTTATGTCTCCCATGCCGCAATCCGGCACAGCGCCGCGCGCATGGGCTAGGGCTGCCCCTTCCGTTGTCCTGGGTGGAGTTGCTGGCGGCGCCTACGGCCAAGACGTGCAGAGCACATTATTGGGGGCCGTGCTTGGCCCGGCTGTTGCGGGGCGCGTTCTTATGTCTCGCCCGGTTCAGGGATACCTAGGCAACCAGCTTGTGAAACAGCGCCCTGGAAATGCCCTAGCGCGAACGGGTGTCAATGCGCTTCTTGCGTCGCCGTTCAATCCATAATTGCAAGTGCATTGTCACGGCAAAAATCAACGCGGTTGCACCAAGGGCCACAAACGCAACAGCGCCTAACGGTGTTTCGGGTGATTTTTGACTGAGCCAAGTCACAAGGCCAAAGAAAACTAATATCTGCAAAGCGCGCCATATCATGCGGTGACATTCCCTAATCCCGCGCGGCGCAAGTCTATATCAAAACTAGGAACGGAGAAAGAAATGCTTTCACGCATTCTCTTGGCGCTGGCGCTTGCCCTGACGGCAACCGGGGCCGAGGCGGCAGGACTGTGGCGCGCCAAGGGGCAACCGGCCTTCATGGACGGCAACGGGCGCCCGCTCGCGGCGGCGAAGCTGTGCTATTTCGTAGCCGGGACAACGGATGCGTTGACCGTCTACAAGACGGCGGACGAAACCTCGCAGCACACTCAACCGATCACCCTGAACGCGGACGGTGCGCTTGACGATCCGATCTTCGTTCCCCCGGAAGACTTCAAAGAGGTGTTCCTGCCGCGCACCGCCACGAGCTGCACGACCGGCGCCCCGCTGTTCACGGCTGACAATATCCCCGGCACGGTCGAGGGCGGCGGCGGAACTGGCTCGGGCGAGATTACGCGCAGCGTTTTATCCAAGGCCGTCAATTATACGGTTACGGCGTCCGACATCGGCAAAGTCGTTGATGTCGATTCAACGGGCGGCGACATCACCATCACGCTGATTGGGGCGACCAACGGCAAGACCATCACAGTCCGCAAAAATTCGAGCGACACCAACTCAGTCGTCATCGTGGCGCAGGCGAACTCCACGGTCAACGGCGAATCCACTTACACAGTCACCGAGCCGAAGGAATCCGTCACACTCGTTTCCAACGGTTCCGTTTGGAAAGCCGTGGACTCGGTTCCGGCTGCAACGGTGCGGTTCGACCGTCTGGCCAGCGGCGTGACGGACAACGACCCGACGTTGACCGGCGACAGCGCGACAGCCTTGGCAACGCAACAGGCGGTCAAGGCCTATGTCGATAGCACGACCGTTGCCGGTATCGCGTGGCGCGAGCCTGTGAACGCTGCAACGACGGCGCCGGGCACGCTGGCGAGCGATTTCGAAGACGGCGACACTATTGACGGCGTGACGCTGGCGACAGGCAATCGCCTGCTTATCAAAAACCAGACGAATCCTGTTGAGAACGGCATTTACACGGTCGGTGCTTCTGGTGCGCCCACGCGCGCAACGGACGCGGACACAGACAGCGAGCTGCCGAACTCGACCGTTCTTGTCCTGGCGGGCACGATTAACGGCAATACGACATGGGCTAATAATAACGGAACGATCGAAGTTGGCGTTGACGATGTAACGTTCGTGCAGACTGCCGCGACGAACGTTTACACGGCGGACGGAACGTCTCTGCAACTGAGCGGCACGCAATTCAGCGTCAAGGCCGCAGGCATCACCGAAGCCAAGCTCGGCACAAGCGCCGTTACCACGGCCAAGATTAACGCCGGGGCCGTCACGGCAGCCAAGTTGGACACGGCGGTTTCCGATTTGCTCATGCCGGTCGGCTCGGTCATTCCATATGTGGGCGCCACGTGCCCCGCCAAGACGGTTCTGGCCTACGGGCAGCAGCTCAACCGCACCACCTATGCCGCGCTCTATGCGCTGACCGGCGATGCGTTCGGTGCGGGCAATGGATCGACCACGTTCAACGTGCCCGACCTGCGCGGTCGCGTCATGGCGTTTTGGGATATGGCTGGCGGCGTGTCAGGCAACCGATTGACGGCCGGGGAAGCAACAGGCGTCAACGGTGACATAATCGGCGCGACGGGCGGGGCCGAGGCCCATGTTCTTGTCACCGATGAATTGCCCGCGCACAGCCACACGTTCTCAGCCGCGCACACGCACGGGTTTACGGGCGGCACGCACGCTCATACGTTTTCCGACTCTGCGAGCCACACGCACTCAATCCCGAGCCATGCTCACAGCGTAAGCTCGCATGCGCACAGCATTCCGGCGATTGGTTCGACCGGAGTGGCATCGGCAAATGGCTCTCATACGCACAACTATTTACGCTATTCAGCCTTCCGCACGGTTACCGCAGGTTCGAATATAGCCAATATGTGGCATTCAACCGTTAACGACAGCACCGGCTCGGGCGGGTCGCACTCGCATTCTGTCAGCGTCGGCTCGTCTGCAACGTCAACTGGCGCCGCGTCGGCGGGAACATCCTCGGTATCGCTGACGACAAATGCCGCGACCGTTTCAATATCCGGCACGACAGGACTGGCGGTCACCAACGGCACCGTCGAGCCCGCCACCGTATCCGGCACGACCGCGACGACCGGCATTGATAGCGCCCACAACGTTGTCCAGCCGACGCTGATCGTGAATGTGTGCATTGTAACAGGCGTCTAGGGATGACAACTCTAACCGATAAAACAAACCAATGAGCAATGGAGGTCCAGCGTGCGCCACCATCTGACGCACCACGCCTGGGATCATTTTGCAGGCGCAATCGACCGTATGAGCGCGTTCAAGGTAGCTGCGTGGGGCGGGACCGGCTCTATCGGATCGTATTTCGCGGCAACGACCGTGCCGGACTTCACGACGTTGAATGCGTGGTCTGAAATGATCTTGAGAACGGCTACGGCAACCGGCGCATGCCTTTCGGTCGGTCTTCTCGTCTTCAAGGGTGTCCTGATGTGGCACCACCGGGACAAGCCGCCGCGCTAGATCCTTCTTTGTCTCCTGCGCTCAAGGGCGCGGGCAATCTCTCTACCTATCATCTTCAACAAGCGTATAGGCCAAAGCATGGGGTCCGCTCCGTGCTCATACCCTCATGGAGACTCGCATGGGCATCCTACCACGAGCCAAGCCTGGACAGGCGGATTCCGTTACACGGCAAGTGCTGGACAAATTCTCGTTTCTCACCCCGTTGGATCGCAGGGACGACAAAGTGAAGGTCCTCGTGGTCCGTGGATACTATCTCGACAGCATGGGTAAGAAGGGCGCGAACGATCGCGGGATGTACGACGATGCCATTTTCGTTTCGTCGCCGGACGGCGTGACGGAATGGAACGGTAACTCAGACCCATCCGTGTACCGGCACAGAGTCGCGTCGATTGCTTCGAACCAGGCCATTCGTTACCGGCCCGGGCTTCACGGCTACAGCCGAAAAGGCGGCCCGTACCCGGCGTTTCGACAGGATGAGAATTGCACCGTCATGAGAGACGGCGTTGGTGCCGATTATGGCATGTTCGCGGTTAACCTTCATCGTGGCGGGTCATCAGGAACGTCCTCACTCGGGTGCCTGACTGTTCCCCCTCAGCAATGGTCCAGTTTCTACGACCATCTGAAAGGCACGCTCAAGAGGTCCAATCAAAGCACCTTCTACGTGACTGTTCTGGAGTACCAGGGCGGTTTTCCTCCCCTCGCGGATGGTGACGAATATGGCGCGATCGTTCTCGACAAGGGCGATGAAGGCCCGCTGGTCGCCATGCTGATCCGAAACCTGACGAGCCTCAATTATTACGACGGGGTTCAGGACTCCAAATTCGGCAACAAGACAGAGCGAGCCGTCAAGGAGTTTCAGGACGACCACAACCTGGAAGTGGACGGAAAGGCTGGGAAGAAGACGCTGATGGCTATCGATAAGGCCGTTGCGTCACTGGCTGCCTAGCCATGCGCTGGGGCCGTTACGCGGTCCGCTGCTTCCGATACCCGCGAGCCTGCCGCCTCTGTTTTTCGCTTCTTTCGTATTCGCGTCAAAGATCAGAAACCGCCCCTGGGAGCCTCTTCCTTGGGACCGCTAACCTATGGAGACTCAAATGACCTGGAATTCACTGCAACAATTCTTGCGAATCGTCATGCAGTTCATCGGCGGCATGCTCGTCGCCTACGGATGGGCCGACACCGCTGGCGTTGAAGCGATCACCGGCTTCATCGTTTCCGGCGGCGCGCTGGCTTGGTGGGCCTACTGGTGGGTCAACAGCGGGTCTGCCTGATGCGCCAGCCTGACGATCCCGGCCCTGACGGAGAGCGGAAGCCGCCCAACGACTTCCGCGCCTCGGCTGCCGTCCTGGTCGCGCTTGTCGTGTTCCGGTGATTGACACAAGGACGGGAAAGGTCATCGCCTACACCATGCCGGATTGCGGCCACCGCGACACGGTGGTCTGCGAGCAGGACACGCCGATCTAATGGGTAAGAAAGCGGCACAAGCGAAAACGGCGGAACCGGCGAAGAAGCCCAAGGCCCGGTTCCACGACAAGAAGTTGATTATCGTGGATATGTGGAATTGCCAGGTGGCGTTGGCCGTCAATCTCACCGCTAATGAGGTGGTGGAGCATGTCATTGAACAGATCAACCGCAGCAAGTACCGCCACGAGGCGCGCGAGCGTGAGATACTGACGGACCTGGCCGCTGGCCTGGACGACTGGGGTGACATCCCAAGCGAGGTTGGCCGTATGATCCCGTGCGGCTCAGCCTTCATGATACTGACGCGGTTCGACAAGGATAACTTTCGCGAAGCGGTCGGCATCCTTGCCCATGAAGTAACTCACGTGGTTCAGTATCTATTGCGCGACCGTCGAGTGCCGCTGCAGGAGGACACTGAGGAGGTCTACGCCTACCTCACTGAATATCTGATGGTTGAGTTCCTGCGGGCGCTGTACGACTGATGTAAGGAAACGTCGAGGGTGTCGACCAAGTCGCTTGACCGACATTTAGTAGTCACCTCGCGTTTTTGCTGCCGTCCCTAGGTGGGGGCGGGGAGAGTTTCAAACGGTGTCAGGTTAGGGCAGTGGCACGGTTTGCCCTGCTGCGGTGCAAGCCTATTGGACGCTGATATTGGTCCCGGTTTGGGATATCGCCCTTTGCCTCTCAAGCTCTATACGGCATTTGGCGTAACCATCGGTGCCCTTTCGATAGCCGAATTCCTGGCACTTCTCGTCGTCCATTTGCTTCCGCGCATCTACGGACATAACACCCACGAGACTGTTTGGATTGGCGCCGGCGCATCCTGACACGGCGAGACACAGGCAGACTGCCAACAGACGCATTGATCGATCCTCCCCACCCCACGCGGCAGGAGAGTAGCAGGAACCAATTCGCACTGCTAGGTTGCCCCTCTGGGAAGAGGGCTTGTGAGCCTGGCTATGAGTTCTTGGTGGTATGTTTCTGGCGGCACCGGCGGCCTTTCTTCGCGGTTCGCGGCCCGCCCCGATCGCCGGGTATGAGCGCGCCGCATACTATGCAGGTTGCTTGCATCGCGGCCTCCTGCATTCATTTTTTGGAATGACCGGCGCCGATAGCACGAAGTCGGCCAACGCCATCAGGGCGGGGCCGTCATCCGCGTCCCAACCGGCGTCCAGCTCGACAGGCTGTCCGGCGTCTTCCCAAGCTTCGCGGCAGGCTTCGGAACGGTCCACGATCAGCGCCTCGTATCCGCGCAGGTCGTCCCATACGCCGTCCGGCGGCCGGTTGCGCCCCGCGCTCCAGCTTTTCACGGTATCGAGACGAACCCCGTGCAGCCGCGCTGCCGCCGGTTGAGACAGTCCGAGCCGCATAAGGCAGGCCGCGTAGATCGTCTTCATTCCGCGATCTGCGTTTTGGCGAAGCCAAGCGCCTCGGCAACCAGAGCGTCGGTGTCGGCGTCGTCAATATCGGTGGCGTAGTAGCCGGCGCTTTCCCTGAGATAGTCCTCAGCCTCGTCCAGATCTTCCTGTGTCAGGAAGACGGTCTCACCGTCCATGTCGTAACCGGCGTAAATCGTCTTCATGTAAGGGTCGAGCCGCAGGGTCAGGTCGGCGCCCGAGACGTAATCGTCATGGTTCGAAAAGCGGATTTTCGGCCCGCTCGCCAGCTCGACATAGGTTGAGCAAGACACGTTCGATGCACCGAAGCGCGCCTCGATACCGTCGGCGGTCAGGGCGTCGATCACCCGGCGGGCGATCTCTGCGGAGATTTCGGTGAAGTCTTTGGCGCGCAT